TTAAGTTAGAACCACTTGTTGGTAAAATAGAAATATAAACTCTACCATAGAATGGCGTTTCAGCGTCTTCACCACCCCAAGCACTAACTGATTGTGTGTTAGCATAAAGTTGTTTTACTTTTGTTTTGTAATCTTCAGTAGTAACTGCTCTATCTTGTGCTGAATAAAAACTAGAAGCGTTTTGTTTTATACTTTGTAATGCTTCAGGTTCGTTACCACCTTGTGCTGATGAATTAACTGTTAAAGTAATATCATTGAAACCTGATATAGAACCAGATAATGAAAATGATGTTGCACCGTTAGCTTCTGTTTTGTTTGTTACAACATAACTTATACTAATTATGTTACCATCTTCTAATGCTTTACCTATTACACCATCGCCAAAATATATTTCATATTGACCATCTTCAGCTTCTTGTAAAAAGAAAACTTTTGATGTACTATCTAATTCTGTTATTGAAGTTGCTTTTGTATAAGTGTTTGATGTGGTATCAGAAACACTATTTTGTACAGCAACTTTTATTGTAGTTGAATCTGCTCTGTCACTTGGTATTAAAAATCTTTGATCTATATCTGAACTATCAAAAGTGTAATTGTAAGATACGTAAGTACCTTCATAAACGCTTAAACTTTGACAAGTATAAACACCATCAACTGGTTGAACTGTCTTGTCAGCAATAGAAACAAAAGTATAAGTTAAACCATCTACTGTTGTTCCGAATTTTGTACCTGCAGGTATTGTAATTGTAGCACCTGTACCATCATTGATTACTAATTTTAAATCAGCGATTGGTGCTCTAGCAGAGTTAGGTGTGTAACCTACTAATTTAGCCAATGACGCAACACTTGATCTTAACTGTGCTGTGTCCATAAACATTTCGTTTGCTACGAAGTTTGCATTGTAAGCCAAGTAGTGTGTATTGTAAGCAAGTAGATCAAGCAATATTGCCATTGAACTACCTTCAAAGTCGTAATCTTTAAATTCGTTTTGATTTGAAAGAAATCTTTTTAATGAACCTTTTATATTCTCAAAATCTAATTCTGAAATATCTAATCTGTGTGCTCTTGCCATTTTATCTTACTCTTTGTAAAAATGTTGATACTGAAACTGGCGCTTCTGTACCGTTAATTAAAAATGAAACCATAATATTAATACCATTTTTGTCTATGTCTTCTTTTACAACAACATCTTCAACACTAACTCTTGGTTCGTATTTTTCAATTGCCATAGCAACTCTATCTTTTATGATAACAAGTAATGGTTCAGTTATATTCTCAAATAAGAAACCTCTTAAATTGCAACCAAAGTCAGAATTAAAAGCTCTTTCATATTTGTTTGTTAAGATTATATTCTTAACTGCTCTCTTAATTGCCTGTACATCAAATATTCTTGCAACATCTTTAGTTGCAGGATTTTTAGTAAAACTCAAATTTAAATCACTATAGATTCTATTTGATCTTTTACTTTTGTTAGTTGTACTTGCGTCATAGTTAGAGTAGGCCATAACTATATTTATATGACTTTACAGACCATTTACTTTAACATTTAAAGAACCTGAAATCATTGCACCTGCGTCAGCACTATCAGTTACACGACCCCAAGGAATACCGCCTATTTTAACGTTTGTTGATCCTTGATTTAATGCAGCTACATGAGCAGGACATATAGGAAGAGGTGGAAAAGGATGTGCAACAGTAGGAGTGCCTTGAACAGCACCTGCGATACCGTTTGCTTTAACTGTTCTCACTGGAGAAATCGCTAAACTTGTAATTCCAGTACAAGCATGACCTGTACTTAATGGATCACCTTCTCTAACTGCCATATTCTATTTTCCTTGCCCGTTATACGCTTTCCAACTACGTCTTTTTGATTTATTCATTGATGAAAACTTTGTACTTCGTTTTTTCTTGCCTAAAGATGACTTTTTATAGTTTTTTTCTCTAGGAACAAACGTTTTACTCATTTTTGCCATTATCTACCTATTTTCTTCTTTCTACCCATCGGTAATTGGATTGAACTTATGATTTTTTTGCCTTTTTTGCTAATATATTCATAACCAATCAATTGATTCTTAAAATTTTCTTGTACAGACTTAACTGCCTTCTTAAAACTTGTATTTTCTTTCTTTTCCTCTTGTCCTGATTCGTTCCAGAACAGAAATTCACGCATTTTTGCCATAAATCCTCACTTTTTTAATGTTTTTTTGACTATTTATAAGGGTTTTTGTTCTCACTTTGTTCTATATCGTCTAGGATGCCGACAAGCTGGGTTCTGGCACCATTTTTTTCCATTTTTTACTTGATTTTTATGTAAAAATACGGTATATTAGCAGTATATGAACAACAAAACAAAGGACAAAAACACAATGAAAGAAAACATCTCTATATTTTTCGGTGTCGTATTCATAATGAGTATGGTTGCCGCTACTGGTGCTGTAGAAACAGATCAGTATTTACTTGCTTCTGTAATGACTCTGTTAGGAATCACTACAGGATTATTAACTATAATGTTAGGAAACAAATAATGTATTATATTTCAGAATTACATATGATGGATAACGAAGACGGTATCCCTAAACTTGCTGATTATACAGACACGTTTGGTCCTTATAAAACTTTAACAATTGCTAGAAAAGACTTTATCAAAAAAGTATGTAAAAGTAAATTCTTAAAACATTGGGACTTTATGATTAGAGGACCTAGAAAAATGAACAAATATGGTCACAAATCAGAATGGTACGTACCGATTAATAAACAATCAACAATAGGACATAACTAATATGAAAAAATTTATAATATTCTACATCATTTTAACTTTCTTTATGATGGCTGGCGTAACGTTTGCTCATCATAAAAACGAAAAATATTGTTTTGATTGTCATTTTAAATATAAGATAGGTGATAAGAAAAACGAAACTTACGAATTAGAATCAGACCTAGTAGAAAACGATATATCTAAAAGGGCTGAAGAACAAATCAATGATAGAAAAACTGGTTTAGTTTCTTACATCTTATTTGAAAACAATAAATTGATTGTTGATAAAAACAGAAAATCAAAATATAGATGGCCTTATCCTTCACATTCTGTAGGTAAGTCTATGGTATCTTTAGTTACAGGTTATGCTACGTGTGGTGGTTATCTACATAATAACGTTTATAAAAGAATAGATTATCCAACAGTTGAAGGTACGTTATATGAAAATCAAAGATTGATTGATTTATTACATATGATGGCTGGTGATCAAAACTTTGTTGGTGAAATGGAACACCAATCAGATAACAGAATCAAAGATAAAGGTAAATCTGTTTCTTCTATACCAATTAAAACTTTAATGAAAAGACACTTTGTTGGTAAAGATGGCGAACAACCTGGTGTTAATTTTAACTATTCTGCTGTTACAACAAATGTAATTATGAATTATGTTATTTACAAAACAGGTGATGATTGGGAAAAATTACTTCACAAAGTATTTGTTGAAGACGCTAAAGTTGCAAAGAGAGTTTGGTTTGCTAAGTCTTTAAACAAACATAATGGTTCAAACAGAAAATCTGGTGAGTATGGTAGATATTCTTTCTATGCTGACAGATATGATTATTTAAGAATTGCTAACTTAATGATGTCACATTGGAATAATGATACTTGCGTTGGTAAGTATTTAAAAACAATGTATGAAACTAGAGTTGAAAGAGGTTATGAAAATTCTAAATTTAAAGGTAATCACAAGGCTGCACTAACATATGGTGGTCAGTTTTTATGGGATCCGATTGGTTTAGAAGACAGACCTATTTTAATGATGGACGGTTTTGCTGGCCAACAAGTAGTAATTGATTTTGAAAACAATAGAATAATTACTATTCACTCAACCGATAGACACTATGATTATTATAGTTTAGTATATCTTGCTTTGGGTGTTGATGGTGAATATACAGACAAGAACTCTAAACCAGATAAAGACCATTCGGTACTTGATAGTTTAGATCCATCTAAAGAGATCACACAAAATTAATCCTTTGTTGTTAATAATAAACGAGAGCGCTTCGGCGCTCTTTTTCTTTTTATAACTTTAGGCTCTTCTTCTTTTTCAGGTAAGATAGCACCTGTTTCAATATAATGTAATGTTAAAGGACTATTTGGTTGATACGATCCGTATTCGCTTCTAGTGTATTTTTTAGACACGGTGTTTTACATTTATTTATAATCGTAAAACTTTGTGAGCGAACCATTTGAGGAATCTTTTTAAATGTTTATTAACAAATTTCTTAAAGTAAAATCTTAATATTCTTACAACGATTAATATAGGGCTTGATAGTACATCAAAAGCGATAAGGCCTACATCAACAGAAAAGTCTATAACGTTATCTGTCGTGCAGGCCTTTTTCCATCTCTCTTTTAATTCTTTTAACTTCATCTTAATAAGTTATCGGACCAACGCAAAATGCTAATAAACACATCATAACAATTAGTAATCCTGTAAAGTAGTAATTCATAATTACCTACCTTGTTTTTAATAAGTGTTTTAATTTTTCATACCAATAGATACCACTATCTCGTAGTTTCTCATTGGCATCCCTTA